TCAGGAACTTGTTCGCACCTTCCCTAACGCCGCTGCTATCTCTTCGAAAAAGCCATCTCGGGTATGGCTGGTCATTGCTGGTAAAAATACGGACATCAGCCTGTTTGTGTTGCAGTTCTCATCGTCTGCGAACAGAGCGATTTTTTTATCCAAGCGCACTTTCGCTTCCTGCAACTGCTCGTTTTTCTTGTTAGTGCGCTGGATATAGTCGGCAATGATTTCTATAGCCTTGTTTGTGTATTTTTCGACGTGTTCAGTCATGTGAACCACCTATCGCCTCAATCGTTTCCAACAACAACCGGCGGCGCGTATTTTCTGCAAAGTGACGGCGCCCGGTTTCTTTGTGGTAAAACTCGTTTTTGCCGACGACCCACATCCGCTCTGTCTGGTGCAGTTTTTTTACCTTCGGACCGTCTTTGGTGATCACGGTGCCGGTATGGGTTTTTACGATTGTCATACAGCCTCCCCAAGCACCCAGCGCAGAGCCGCCGCGTATTCACCGCTGGCACCTTCGAGGGCTTTTGTGATTTCTTTGCGTGATTTGAGACGCGGCTTTGCTTCACCGAGAATCTGGCGTTGTCGACGAGCTTTTTCGTGGCCATTAGTACCAGCTGTTGCCCGCTCGATTTCAGCGACTTTCTCCCGCTGTTCTTCGGGTTTAAGCGATGCCAGCTGACGCGCCTGGGTAACGGTAACTGTGCCAGCCTCTACCGCTTCCCTGACGGCCTGAGTGGCATCGAGAAGGGAAAGCGTTGCACGAACGGTCTGAACGCTGCAGCCAAACAACACTGCAATGTCGTCCTCATCGAGCCCGCGGTCGAGCTGGTCTGACATTTTTTTAGCCCGGCCAAGCGGTGTATCAGGTCGACGAATTTCGTTTTCGCTGACCATATATTTAGCCATCTGATTTGCTGATCCGCGCTTAACTACTCCAGGTACAAGCAGTGGGTCTTTGCCTTCTTTCAGACGGAGTTTATTTGCCTCCAGGGTATGTTTAACGCGCTGACGGCCAACAACTACGCAGGTGAGCCCCGTTTCAGGGTCTTTCCAGACGATGATCGGCTCAAGTACACCCAGCTCCGCAATGTTCAGTACCATCCCTTCCTCAATAGGCAGGTGTACCCACTCATCATAAAGTGGGTGGGTCTTATCGGTGACCAGGTGCAGGTTTTCAGGCTCGAAATTGAGCACGTTTGTTTTGCCGCTGGCACCGTATACATCGATTGAATTCTTAGCCATGAATAGCCTCCTGAACATCTAAAACTCGCTGAAAAACAGGACTGCCAAGCAGGCTGTAATTCATCCCAACAGCAACTTTCGGCACCAGGCCAAAACGCTTCATGTCAAAGTCGATGACGGCCCGCTGATCGCGGAAAAGCCCCAAACGACCATGCCGGACAACCTCGCCAGTCGCTTCTGCTTCGGCAAAATACCGCTGGACAGTAGCGCGGCTCAGCCCAAGTTTTTTCATTGCCTCGGCGGTCGTGAGTCGCCCCTGATGTCTGGTGATACGAATCACTGCGCGGACATACTCCCGGCGCTCAACAGCAGAAAATGCTCTAGCCATGTTTTCCTCACTTAACGACGCGCAGATGGCGGACGTTTTTGCGATAACTATCCCAGTCGAAGTTCACCCACATGCCGCCGTCCATCTGGAGACGGTCGAGAATGCGCGCGCCGAGGGTGTCCGTCAGAGATTCGTAGTTCAGGTTCGTCAGGATGCCGACCGGACGCATCGACGACAGGCGGCGATCGATAACCTGGTTCAGAATGACCTTTTCGCCGCTGCTGCCGCGCTGAATGCCTACTTCGTCCAGGATGAGCAGATCTACCCGGCAAAGGTCGTCCAGAAGCGAAGCCTCTGACTGCCCGTCGTCGTAGCACTCGCGAACACGTAGCATCAGGTCAGGAATAGTCACCACCAGCACAGAGCGACCACCAGCCAGCAGGTGATTTCCGATTGCGGCCGCCAGATGGTTTTTCCCGGTTCCCGGCGCTCCGCTGAATACGAAACTGGCGAACCCTGAACCGAAGTTCTGTGCGTAACTTTTCGCCATCGTGAGCGCCCGGCGCTGACCATCTCCTGCCACCTGGTAATTTGCGAACGTGCAGCTCCGATGTAGATCTTGAATTCCCGCTCGTCCGAATATTTTTTCAGCACGGGTACGCTGGTTTTGTTTTTCCAGTTCTTCGCAGCGTTTGCGCCCTTCCTCGGCCTGCCAGGTTCTCCACTCCTCTACACTGCCAAACTTAGGCTCTACACCCGGAGGGATGAGTTTTTTCAGCCGCTCCAGCGCACTACCAGTACCAATCATATTTTTCATCACTACCCCCTGAACCCACTCGGAATTAATTTATCTGGCTGGGATATTGAGTTCGGATCCCGTTTACCGGTTGGTACTTCGAAGCTCCACAACTCCTCGTAGTGCTTTGAGGGACCGAAAAACGTGGACGCTTGTTTCACGTACTCAGTGTTGAGTTTTCCGGCAGCAGTGACGTAATCCGCATATCGTCGAACACCATCGGTAAGCTCCTGCGCTGTTGCGCCTGATTTAATTCGGGCAGTCCAGGCTTTGAACGCATCGACCTTGCTATTGCCTCCTGCGCGCTTTGGGTATTCCCTCCAGGCCAGTTCAAATTCCTCCGGGTAACTGCTTTTCGGCTTTTCAGATGGAGCTTCATCGGAGGATCCACCATCTGGGGGGGTGGCGGAGCCATGCCCCGAAAGATCTTTATCTTGTTCTTGTTCCTGATCCTGTTCCTGATCTTGGCTTCGAAGCCCCTTCGAAGCCCCTTCTGGCGTTGGGCACGATTCGCGTTTGACATTCAGATGAAAATCATCCTTATAACGCTCGTAAAATAATGAAAGAAAAGGGTTTTCTGTAAGTGATGCATACTCACTCCTGACCCCCGCACAACGGTTATCACCTGGCTTTAATGCCTTGCCTACCTGGTAGGCGGCCATTTCATGCACCCAGACCATCTCTGTGTCCTCGTCATAGCTACAAAACCCCGCTTCGATGGTGCTTTTAAGCCCCTTCGAAGCCCCTTCTAAGCCCAGCCCTGTTTCATGGGCGATATAGAGAATTGGCAGGTAATACAAACCGAGCATGTTTGCGTGTGGCGAGGTCATGAGATAAAACGAGACCACCTGCGCTTCAGCGCCTTTTTTCCGCAGTTCCCGACCTGTTTTCCCCAGCCAGAATTGCGGTGCGACTGTTGCATAGTCACGCATAGATACCCCTGAACTTATGACGTTGGTTTATCGGTCTTTTCTGCGTGTTGAAAGACAATATCAACCCACTGAAAGACACATTTTTGACAGATGGATACGCCGGGGCCGGCAATGAGAACGCCTGCAACCTCAATATTGCTCGCTCCGCAAAAGTAGCATTTATGGGTCGTTTGGGCGTTTACCTCAGTCTTTGTTCCTGACATACTTACCTCGCAATTACCTCTTCGTTTTTGCACCTGAAAGCCGTTGGTGTTACAGCACCGCGGCTTTCGCCTTTTTGATACCCGACATTACAAAACCCCCAGCATTGAAGTGACGATGGCCATCAGTGGCGCCGTTAGTTCTGGGTCAACCCGGAACATCTCGACAATTCCCTCGCTCAGTTCTTTCAGCTTTTGATGACGTGGAGCTCCCATGGCAACGGCAACCTTCGCTTCGCTGGTCTCTTTCTCCAGCCGTGCCAGTCGGGACATGAAATTGTCTTCAGGCAACAGGCGGTGGCGAAATTCCAACGGGAGGACGGCCATGATGGCTGGCGTCAGAAGACGCACATTCGCGCGATACTTTTCAGAATCGACCTCGTTATCCAGGTAACGGAAAAGCTTCTGGCGGGCGCGGCTGATGTCCGCGGGAAATTCAATTTCTTCCCCGCCCTGCTGGCGCCACTCATCGATGATGTATGCCGAAACAACATCCTGACCTTCAGCAGCGGCCCAGGCGCGAACGGCAGAACGAATGCCGTCGTGATCTGCCACTTTCGCCTGATTTCGCTTTATCAGAGCGCCGGGGTTGAATCCGGTATTTTGTTGAAAGGAAAGTGTTTGCATGGTCATCCCGCCAGATTTTGTGAAGACAAACCGTCGTTTGGATTTGGGTAAAGGTCTGGGCGAAGTTCATGCGGAGTAACGCCGGTTACCCGGAAGATTTGGAAAACCCGAGACTGAGGAACGGCTCCCCCATGGCGATGCTTCCAATGGCTAATAGTCATAGATGAGACGTCCAGTTTTTCTGCTAGCTTCGTTGCGTCACCAGCGATCTGTATGGCTTTTTCTAATGCGTTCATAAACCACTCCGTTAAAGTTACAGAGAGAATTAAACATTATGTTTATTTTAATGTCAACTTTATGAATGTTGAGATGGTAAACATTTAGTTTAAAATCGTGATATATGAGAAAAAATACGCACCAGTCCGACAACCCACAGGTCCAAAGGCTCAATGAAATAATTGAGATGAAGCGCATATCCAAAGCGGATATAGCGAGAATTTGTGGTGTAAGTTCGCAATCGGTTAACAACTGGTTTGTGCGGGGAGCGATCGGAAAGAGCTCTGCCATAAAGCTCGCTGATGCTCTTGGCGTAAGCCTTGAGTGGGTTTTAGGTCAGGACGTCGATGCAAATGATGGTTTACGCCCGGACGAGAAGCGGTTGCTGGAACTCTATAACCAACTCCCCAACGAAGAAGAGCAACAGAACATACTGCGGATCGTATCTCTGCGGCTCAAAGAGCTCGATGAGTTGTATGCCAAGTACATGGGGCGGCGGATTAAGGGTGATGGCGAGTGACAGTTAAGGGCGGTCTTATGAGAATTGGTATAGCATTTCCGGCGAGCGTGTTCATCATTGCAGTCGCTTTTCTGGCGTGGTTCATTCTGGGTGGCTATGCGACTCCAGGTACATAAGGCAGATCCAACATGAGTGCAGATTTTAAAGAAACTTGCAGAATGGCTAGACAGCCAGTCCTCTGATGCTCCGCCTAAATAAGATTTAAACAATGCAGAGGAAGCATGTCTGACTTAGTTATCCCCATACTTATTACTTTGCTGATTATCGGGTTGGTTGGGATAGTCCTCAGGCTGGACAAAATTTTCTTCAAGCGAAGGAGTGGGCGGGATGACTTTGAGTAAGCCAGACCGGTAGTTCGATGTTTTTTGGTAATGCCGCAGACGTACAGGAAGCATGGATAGGCTGTTTAGGTTGGCGAAATTAATAATAATTATATGAGGGATGGTTATGGATGGTGGCACTTTACAGGATATAAAGATATCTCTTAGGGTAATGACTCCAACTTACTGATAGTGTTTTATGTTCAGATAATGCCCGATGACCTTGTCATGCAGCTCCACCGATTTTGAGAACGACAGTGACTTCCGTCCCAGCCTTGCCAGATGTTGTCTCAGATTCAGGTTATGTCGCTCAATTCGCTGAGTGTAACGCTTGCTGTTAACGTGCAGCTTTCCCTTCAGGCGTGATTCATACAGCGGCCAGCCATCCGTCATCCATACCACGACCTCAAAGGCCGACAGCAGGCTCAGAAGACGCTCCAGTGTGGCCAGAGTGCGTTCACCGAAGACGTGCGCCACAACCGTCCTCCGTATCCTGTCATACGCGTAAAACAGCCAGCGCTGACGTGATTTAGCACCGACGTAGCCCCACTGTTCGTCCATTTCAGCGCAGACAATCACATCACTGCCCGGCTGTATGCGCGAGGTTACCGACTGCGGCCTGAGTTTTTTAAGTGACGTAAAACCGTGTTGAGGCCAACGCCCATAATGCGGGCGGTTGCCCGGCATCCAACACCATTCATGGCCATATCAATGATTTTCTGGTGCGTACCGGTTTGAGAAGCGGTGTAAGTGAACTGCAGTTGCCATGTTTTACGGCAGTGAGAGCAGAGATAGCGCTGATGTCTGGCAGTGCTTTTGCCGTTACGCACCACGCCTTCAGTAGCGGAGCAGGAAGGACATCTGATGGATATGGAAGCCACGCAAGCACCTTAAAATCACCATCATACACTAAATCAGTAAGTTGGTAGCATTACCAAAGAATAGACCCATAAACATACTCCCTGCACTAACCCACCTCTCGTTATAAACTTTTTGTTTACGTTTAATTACTCATAATGTTGACACAACATTAAACATTGTGTTTAATTAACTCCAGCAACACCCCACCAAGGCAGGACGCCCACGAAGTAGCTGCCCGGAGCATACGAATTCCGGGATGAGGTGGAAATATCAATGCGCAGTAGGTAGTAACGTTCCGCTGGCCGGCGACAAGGCAATGAGGGTGAGATGAGTAAGGTAAAGGTGGCGCCTATTGAACTCGAAATAGACGCCACGGAAGTAATCAATCAGGTCGAGGAACTACTGGGGTTACTTGAGCTTCCAGCCCGTTCCCTTGAAGGCATCCCTGAGGATGTCGTCAACCTGCTTTTTGACAACATCCGTCCCTTGCTTAACAACATCGTCCTTAGTGATTTCTCGACCACAGTTGGCACAACTGACGCCAACAAAATTTGTATCAAAGTCGAAATCATCGGGACGCTTGAGCATCTCGCTTCCGCAATCAGGGCAAGCAACTTTCATCGTTGTCAGTTTTGACATTTTTTATTTTTTTGCTGGCTGTGTGAGAACTACCAGCATACCACCGAGCCTGAAGTGGTTAAAAGACAGGCAAACATGAGGAGTTGGAATGAGCAAGCAAGGCATCAGAGCCCTGATCATTTCAGCAGTTATTGGGCTCTTCATCTGGATCGCGCTCTTCAGCGCACTGAGGGGATTGTTTCTATGAATGATTTCGCACGCAAACCCGCTCGTCAGCAGGCTATTCGTTTAAGTCCGCTGTCAGCTTTCATCCGCCGGGTGTGCTACATGCTCGCGCAAAAAGGAGACCCTTCATGAGCACGATGTTTGCCCTGGTTCTCACCGTCAGCATGCTGACGGGCGGTAATCAGGATGTGCTGCTCGGCGTTTACGACACTGAGAATGACTGCAAGGCAGCTGCAGAAGAGCAACACGTGAAAGCTGAATGTTATCCATTGAAAGGCGTACTGGACGAGCATCCGGCCGGGTTCACGGTGCAAATGTAGGGGGAAGAATGCAGAAGAAATGCGGTTACTGCCGTAAAGCGATCGAGGGAAAACCAGTGGTGAGCACCCTGTTGTACCTCCAGGGGAACCAGCTCGCACGGAAAGAAAAAGAGTACTGCTCTGAACGCTGCGCCTCTTACGACCAGATGGCGCACGAGAGCTAACGTAAACCCGCCGAAGCGGGCTGTACGTCCGGTGCCACCGACCAAAGTTACACCGGAAATTACCAAAACCAATGACCACCCTAAATGGGCGCTACCAATGGCCCGTGGGATTCTACATCCAAAATAGAGGCTATCACATGGAATATTTTTATCTGATAAAAGCGACTCAAAAATCGGGTAAAGCTGATGCCGTAATCTGGCGCACTAATAAATCAGAAGCCCGCGCCCTTCTGCAGCTGGACGTCGATCTGGAAGACGCTGGGATCGAAACAGGCCGCGGCAAAGACTATCAAAAACCAATTCGCACCGATTTCCCGGTATTCAATGACCTGCCGGCGGAAGGTGTTCTCGATTACTCATGGTGCGAACGCTACCAGCTCGGCGACGATGGTCGCACCTGGGCTCTGAAGCCAGGTCAGGTGCCTGCGGATCATCACATCGATGATGCAGGAGTAACCTCTGAGACCGTGGAAACTTTCGGTAGTGATGAATACCAGGACGATTCCAGCGCGCTTTTTAACGTGGCAGAACTCCCCTTTCGCGCTCAGTTGCTGGCGCAGTACATGGCTGAAGAACGTCACGTTTATCATATCAGCATGCCTCACCGGCAGGAGCTGTCAGTTCTGGAAATGGACACTGATAACGCAGCCGTCCAGGATCTGATTCTGGCCGCCGAGAATATCCCTGAAATCAAAAAATACGATATGCCGACGCTCTGGAAATTCACCAGCGCCAATAAAAAAGTCTTCCCGGAAGGGAAACGGCATGAGCTCGGCAAACGTATTCAGTTTGCAAAGCTGTGGTTCGCCACGAACGCGATCGACCGCGGCATTCTCACCAGGGAATGGGCTGCCGGTAACTGCATTTCTTCGGTTTTGAAAACCGATGCAGGTACGAATGCTGGCGGCGGTAATAAAACCGATCGCAACCCTGACTACACCCATACCCTTGATACGCTCGATGTAGAAATAGCCCTGGCCACAATGCCAATGGATTTCGATATCTACAATTTCCCGGCATCAATTCACCGCCGGGCCAAAGAGATTGTTCAGAAGAAAGAAAGTCCGTTCAAGGAATGGTCTGCAGCGCTGCGCAAGGTCGCAGGCATCCTGGATTATTCACGCGCAGCCATTTTTGCCCTTATTCGTGGCGCCACCAGCGATATTCATCATTTCCCGGTAAGTCTGCAGACCTATATCAATGCGAACCTGACCGAGCATAAGCATGACGTCCCTTCTGCTGAGACGCTTGAAAAAGCTGGTCATGTTTCATCTGCCGCCGTCACTACGGACGCTGTGAAAAAGGATATCGATGGAGATGAAGGTGTGCCTGACCTGGAAACTCTCCCAACTGACTTTCAGGTAATTGGCACCGAACTGGTGAAAGAAGCTCAAAAGAAACGCCCTGACGCTAATCAGGTTCTGGCCGCCGAACGCGGCGAATATGTCGAAGGTATCAGTGACCCCACGGATCCGAAGTGGATAACCGAAGACCTGACCAAACCCAAACAGCCTGAAGTTTCAAACATAGGCAATGGTGTTTTTTCGATTGATGGTCTGATGGATAGCCAGCCAGCACCAGCACTTTCTATCGTGGACCAGGCGCGCCAGCGCGCTGCAGAAGAAAAATTACATCCAGCTAATTCCGGGGAAACCACCAGCGATGTGCAGATGGAAACGGCTCAGCCGGTCGAAGACGAAAATGATAATGCGGTATCAACAGGCGAAGGCGCTGATGAGCCTCCTGCGCAAACAATTGCCGTGAACATGAGCAAAATACTGGCTGAACGCTGCCCGGATCTTACCGCCGAAGTGCTGAAAAGCCAGGTTTCCGAGAGTGCTCATAGCGATGAAGAGAAAGAGGCTGAACAAGCAGCACCAGCATGGCCGGAGTATTTCGAGCCTGGTCGATATGAAGGCGTGCCAAATGAGGTCTACCACGCCGCTAACGGCATCAGCTCCACGATGGTTAAAGATGCCCGGGTATCGCTGATGTATTTCGAGGCGCGCCACGTATCCAAAACCATCCAGAAGGTGCGCTCTCCTGTTTTGGATATGGGCAATCTGGCGCATGCACTGGCGCTGCAGCCTGATCAGCTGGAAAAAGAATTCAGTATCGAGCCGGAAATCCCGGAAGGTGCCTTCACCACGACGGCGACGATCCGCGCATTTATCGACGAATACAACAACGGGCTTCCGGTTTTGCTCAGCGCAGAGGACATCAAGAGATTCCTGGAGGAATACAACGCGAACCTGCCCGCCCAGGTTCCCTTGGGTACATCATTTGAAGAAACCGGCCAGGGTTATATGTCTTTACCTGCTGAGTTCCAGCGCATTGAAGACGGTCAGAAGCAAACCGCCAGCGCAATGAAGGCCTGCATCAAAGAATACAACGCCACCCTGCCCGCCCAGGTGAAAACCAGCGGTGGCCGCGATGTCTTACTGGAACAGCTGGCGCTTATTAATCCTGACATGGTTGCTCAGGAAGCACAGAAGGCGCAGCCCCTGAAAGTCTCTGGTACAAAGGCCGATCTGATTCAAGCCGTGAAATCGGTAAAACCGGATGCCGTGTTTGCCGACGAGCTGCTGGATGCATGGCGCGAGAACCCGGAAGGAAAAGTGCTGGTTACCCGCCAGCAGCTGGCTACGGCACTGGCCATTCAGAAAGCACTGTTGAATCACCCGACCGCTGGCAAGTTGTTGACGCACCCGAGCCGTGCCGTCGAGGTGAGCTATTTCGGCATTGATGAGGAAACCGGGCTGGAAGTTCGCGTGCGCCCTGACCTTGAGATAGACATGGGCGGCCTGCGCATTGGTGCGGACCTGAAAACCATCAGTATGTGGAACATTAAGCAGGAAGGCCTGCGCGCGAAGCTGCACCGGGAAATCATCGAGCGCGATTACCACCTGAGCGCGGCTATGTACTGCGAAACCGCAGCCCTTGACCAGTTCTTCTGGATATTCGTCAACAAAGACGAGAACTACCACTGGATCGCCATCATCGAGGCATCCGAAGAACTGCTGGAACTCGGCATGCTGGAATATCGCAAAGCAATGCGTGCCATCGCGAACGGTTTCGACACTGGCGAATGGCCGGCGCCGATTACCGAAGACTACACCGAAGAACTTAACGATTTTGATATGCGCCGTCTCGAAGCGCTGCGCGTACAGGCATAAGGGGGAACAGTCATGGAAAACACTAACATTGTTACAGCCGAACAGCAGGCACCAAACACCATTTCAGCTAGCAACGCGATCTTTAACGTTCAGGCTCTCGGTCAGTTAACTGCTTTCGCAAACCTTATGGCTGATTCACAAGTGACAGTGCCAGCTCACCTTGCAGGTAAGCCAGCCGATTGCATGGCCATCGTTATGCAGGCTATGCAGTGGGGCATGAATCCCTATGCAGTCGCGCAAAAAACGCATCTGGTAAACGGCGTGCTCGGATATGAAGCCCAGATCGTCAACGCGGTAATCGCCAGTTCCAGCGCTATTAACGGTCGATTTCATTATCGCTACGGCGGCGACTGGGAACGTTGCACAAGGACGCAGGAAATTACCAGGGAAAAACACGGTAAAAATGGGAAATACAGCGTTACAGAACGGGTGCGCGGCTGGACTGATGAAGACGAAATCGGGTTATTCGTCCAGGTCGGCGCGATTCTGCGCGGTGAATCAGAAATCACCTGGGGGGAGCCACTTTATCTCTCTGGAGTCGTCACACGTAATTCTCCTTTGTGGGTTTCTAACCCGAAACAGCAGATCGCTTATCTGGGCGTCAAATACTGGGCACGGCTGTATTGCCCGGAAGTCATCCTGGGTGTTTACAGCCCGGATGAAGTTGAACAAAGGACCGAGCGAGAAATATACCCGGCGCCGGCGCAAAGAATGTCTGTCGCAGAGATCACCAGCGGAACAGACATCACCACCAGCGCGCAGGATTCAGCTCTCAATATTGATTCCCTGGCAGATGATTTCCGTGACCGCATTGAGCGCGCCGAATCGGTCGATGCAGCAAAAGCCATCAGGGCGGATCTGGATAAAGAGAAAGCTGTGTTGGGCACTGTTCTTTTCACCGAACTGAAAGGTAAAGCCGTGCAGCGTTATTTCATGGTAGACGCCCGAAACAAAGTTGAGGCCGCGATCAACTCTCTACCTAATCCCGGAGAACCGGAAGCCGTCGAACTGTTCGCTAAAGCTGAAGGCATTCTCAACGGCGCGAAACGCCACCTCGGTGATGAACTGTATGACCAGTTCCGCATCGCCCTGGACGACATGAAACCGGAATACGTGGGTTAACCAGATTGGGAGGGGAAACTCTCCCGATAAAGGAATGTATATGCGATTGATTAACCGAAGCAGACACTCCCCTCTGGGCCGCCAAGCGTGCGATGCGGCACTGGCAAAACACGTTGAGCTTTATGGAGCCTACGGGCGACAGAAAACAAAGAGAACTTATACGGTGGTGGTTCAAGGCTCAAAGATCACTGTAGAAGTTGTTAACAGAAAAAGTAGCTATGTGGCCACAGCCATGTGCTGCGCGCGCCGGCTACACCATCTGCCTGGACAATGTAACTAAGGGGTTTTTATGACTAATACATCTCATAAATCAGATGAAATTTTGATAACCGATGACGTTCTGTCCAGATACAAAATATCGCGCAGCACACTTTATTTCTGGAGCACCCCATCCCGGATGCCCTCTTACTTTGCTCAGCCATTCCCGCAGCCTAAAATAAATGGCAGCCCTAAAAGGTGGAGACTTTCAGACTTGTTGGCCTGGGAAGATAACGTGGGGATCAAACTAGAGGCTGACCAACCAGCTTCTCAAGGTGATCCTGCCAAACAGCAAGCCAGTGACGCTGATCATCCAGATAATCATGCAGGTTATAACGTGCCATGACACCTGCCATATGATGGCCTAGCAGTTTTTCCACAACATGTGGCGGCGCACCTAATTCAGAAAGGCGTGTCGCCACTGTTCGCCTGAGGTCATGGAGAGACCAGGGCTTCATGCCTGTTTTAGCTATAATCTGAGCAGAAAACAGAGCGACGTTTGGTTGTAGTGGCGGTCTGTCATCTTCTGGCCCTCTGTAGCGTGACAGTGTCACAACGTGTTTTGAAACTGACGTTTCCTTCTCTGCTAACATCATTCTTACTACTGCCTCGGGAAGTGCCCTTCTGACCGATTTCCCGGTTTTATAATCGCTTGCCGGAATGGTCCACGTTTGCTCATGGAAATCGAACCACTCCCATCTTGCTGTCCTGATCTCCGTACTCCGGCAGCCAGTCATGATGAGAAACTTCATTATCAGCTGTTGTCTGTACTTCAATTCAGGAAGGATATTCCAAACTATTTTGATTTCCTCATCACTCAATCTGCGATCTTTTACGGATGCTGTGAGACCTACGTCAGAGCGCCTAAGGCTCTCAATTGGGTTCACATTAATTACCCCTCGATTGGAGCAAAAACGGAACGTACGCTGCATCAGCCCAAGCATCTGACCAGTGACAACTCTTCGCCCCATGCCATCAAAAAGGTTAAGCCAGTGCGCTTTAGTGGTCTGATCAACAATCATGTTCCCCAGCACAGGCGCTATATGGTTATTGAAGTCCCGTCGGTTAACCTTGATTTTCACAAGACCTTCGGGGATGCAGTAATACTTTTCCCAGTAATCGAAAGCCTCTTTAACGGTGAGCGCTTCGACTTTTTTCTGTTTCTCCAGAACTGTTTGCCGTCTCGGATCGAGTCCTTCTGTCAACCAGGCCCTGAACTGCTGTCTACGTTCGCGAGCTTGAGATAAGGAGGTGGTGGGATAATCGCCAATCGTTAGCTGAGCGGCTTTCCCGTTCCATCTGTAGCGGTAAAAGAATGTTATACTGCCGGAAGTAGACAACCGGACATTCAGACCATGGGCGTCCGATATGACCTCGATCTGGTCTCTCTTTTTGCCAAGAGCTTTTCTTAATTTTGTGTCGGTAAGCAA